TTGTAGCGGCGTCCTTGCATGTCCTCCAAGGTCACTCCCGAACGGGAAGAAACCCCGCAGAATCCCGCCGTTTTACCGTGCGGGAAAATTAACAGAATGCCACCCTCCCGGCAGCGTAAAATGACCATAGACGGCGAAGTCGGCACCGGTCACGCAAGGAGGCGGCGATGTGGGAAGAAGAAGACGACGACGACATCGAGTGCTGGCTGACTATCCTCTGGGGTTATGCCAGGTCTAGCCGGTTCGCACGACGTAGCTTGAGTTCAGCCGCAGGTTGTCAACTTGGAACTGGCCGTCGCTTGCTACCTCGATTTCGGCGAGCCCATGATTATGCTTGTTCACGCGGCTATACTCAGGATTGAGGTCAGCAAGGCAACCAACCGACCAGCATACGACCTCCTCATGCTTCCAGTTGGGCTCGGTGTGCGTGCTGGTGCGGTGATGATGCCCAACCATCACGCTGGCCGTTGTTCGCAGGAATGCCGACCGGGCTGGCATGGCAGGAACAAACGGCCCGCCGCTTAATTCGTGACCGTGGAAGATGGCCAACTTGCCAGCCATAACCGGGCGACCATCACCAACAAACTCAATGCCATGTTTCTTTGCGCCGAGAATCGCAGGCAATCGCACCTGCGGGAGGTCGCTGATTTCCGGTGCGTGGTTCCACAGCCAGTGATCCCATCGCTCATCATGGTTGCCCATTTTGTACACGATGCGAGAGGCGGGGAACTGCGACCTCAGCCAAGCAAGCCCCTCTCGCAGCAGCTTGACCTCTCGCTTAAAGTTTCGTTTCTTTGGGTTCTTCGTGTAGCGGCTGATCGTGTAGAAGTCGGCAAAGTCACCGTTGAGCAGTAGAACGTCAGGTTTGCTTTTCTTCAGGTGTGCCACCGCTGCGGCCAGTGCCTGCTCGTCGTGGTACGGCACATGCACGTCCGACAAGATGCCGACAGTTATATCGCACCCCAGTTCAAACGGCTCCCATTTCTTCGCCAAGCTCGGCGGCAGCTGCGGCTTCGTGCCCGCCTTGCCCTTTGGCCGAAACAGCGACTTGTCGGTCGTCTTCTTGCGGTGGTTGCTGCCGATCGCGCCGCGAATCCGCCTGATGGTGGCCCGTGCCTGCTCAATCGTACACTTGCACTCCTGGGCAATTCGCTTGGCCAGCGTGCGGTTTGGCGCGTCAGGGAACTTGCGGCAGAGATTCTCAGCTGCCAGCCGCTGCGTTGTCTTCTGAATCATGCTGGGCCTCCTTGGTTTGGCATGTGTAATCGTCACAGGCGAGGCAGCATCGCTCGAGCTGTCCGTGCCGGTATTTCGTTTGAGTGCAAATCGTGTGCAGCGGGCAGCGGTAAATTGGAACCGACTGGCCGCGGTAGCCGCACAGCTTGTTGATGGCGTAACGCCAGATTTCGCCGAGGTGGGTGCAGGGTGTCATGAGTTCGACGGACGCCAGCTAATTGACTCCCACTGAACGTATCCGCCGCCAAAGTTAAAGTTGCCCGTAAACTTGCCAGCCGCACTATATGAGGTATCCCATCGGACTCTTGTTTCTGTTCCGACATAGCACTGGAATTTTTCGTATCCCGGCCCAGGCACTTTGGCCATTTCAATTGCTGGCTCATTTAAGGCAAGGGGGATCTGCAGGCCGGTAGGATTGTCAGAGCTGCGAAAGTATCCGTTCATCCCCCACTTAACCTCAACCAGCTTTTCGCATTTCTTTATACGAGGATCAAGCACGACACCAAAGACGCTGTACTTGTATTCGCAGATTAAATACGGCAGATAACTTCCGGTCGCCGCCGATAAATAGCCAGATGAAATCGTCCGCTGCACTCTGCGTGTCCCGCCGTTTCGGATTTCATACCCGTACATTTGCAGCAGCATCACTGGCACCATTGCCCCGGCCGAGTTGCGAGTCAGCCTTTTTTCCCAGTAGTGGCCAGCACCGCTGCGATATTCTTGGCTGCCGAATTTGAAAATCAATTCATTCTCATACCGTAGCGACATGATGCCCGTCGCCGTTCCGCCGGACGCTGGCACCGGCAACTGCCAGCCAATAATGTCTGTGTATCCTTGGATGTGGATTCCATACAGTCCGCCATAAGGCGTCCCGTTGTAGCTCAGGTACATCGGGGATTCGCTGTCGCAGTTCAGCGTCAGTTCGCTGGTCTTTTTTGCTGCCCTATTTGAAACGGCTGGAGGGTATGACCTTGCGCTTGGTCCAGTGATGTTAGTTACTGCGTCCCAGACCGGGCCGACGGTTGGCGTTGTGTCAAACGGCTCGTTCCACGTAGAGGTGCCTTCTGCACAGCACTCGCAGCATCCGCATCCAAGCAGCGCCATTGTTTAGCTCGCGTAGTACAGGCCGGAAGTTGCATCGAAGTCCAGCGTGAACGTCTGGCCTGTTGCCACGGTCACAAGGTATGAATAATCCAGCCAGCCAATCAGCAAATCATTAGTTGAAGTTTCGTTGTATAAAATCGCGTAGCGGAATGAACCGCTGCCGAGGTTGCCGCCGCTGGCCGTCCAAGTCACATCAGTAGCAATGAGCGTGTATAGACCTGAGCTTTGTGCGGAGCTGGTCACGGTCATCGTCTTGTCGTTCTGCGTGTAACCATTGGCTGTCGATAGCTGGCCGGTAACATCGCTCAGCTGCGTCCAGCTCAGGCTTGGCGCGTTGCTGGTGAGAATCCACTTCAGCGTGTCGCTGCCGAGGTTGTGCTGCTTCTCGTGGACGGCTTCGACGAACGAATAAAACTTTGTCAGTGTTGGCATTTCTAAGCCGGGCCGCTGCCCGTTCCTGTTCCAGTGAAGTTGACGTTGTTACTCTCGCCGTACATTGATGCAGGCGTGATTGTGCTAGTGTCGATTGCGTCGGTCACAGTGCCTCCAGTGCCCGTGCCAGTTCCCGGCTGGACGCTAGTTCCCTCGTCGTTGCAGTCCTCGGCGATGATGTACCATGCACCATTGCACCAGCCCGCAATTCCGTAGCGGTCGCCATTGGCACAAACGGCCGAGGTTGTCCAGTTGTAGACGGTGATGTTCTGGGTGCTGTCTTTGATTTGTTCGGTGGTATTGCTTTCGTTCCACACGTCGCACTCGACGCTGCCAAGCAGGGTGCCGACTCGCCCAGGGATTCCGCCGCTGGGTGCTTTGATGAGCTTGTGCGGAACGCTCTGCTGTATCATCCGCGGCGGCTGTTGCGTGACATACTGCGGGACGGTTGCCCTCTGGCCGTTGGTTCGCAGCCAAGCTTTCCATTCACGCAGAGTTCTGATGTCCTCGGGAGACAATTGCATTACTGCATCCCCAATGAAGCAAAGTCAGCCGGGCGGTAAGTTAAATACCAGCCACACTTGGCAACGCTGTCGCCGCTCGCGTCCGGCGTGCTGCACCCCAGTTGGCGGCCGTACCCGTTCAGTTGAATAGGCCCAGCTGGAGCAACGTAAATTCCGTCCTGGCCTTCGTCTTTTAGCTGGATACTTTCTTCGACTATTGGCTGCTTGTACGCGGTCAGCGAACGGTTTGCCGTGTCGTTGGTAGTCAAATCACCAGCAGTAAATTTCGTTGCTCCGCTTCCTTTGTACTGCCCGCTAAACAGAGCCTCATTGACGCCTTCATCGTTAATCTTGGTTAGCCAACCTCGAGGGTTGTGCATCATTGCTATGCCGCGGCGAAAATACAGCTTGCCATTGCGCCAGTGGTCCTCTTTCATTAAGTCGTTGATCACCACTGTCAGCGGCGGAAACGTGTACTGCAGTCGAATTCCTTCTTGGTCATACTGCGACAGCGTCAGGCTGAACGCATTCACCCTGTCTAGATACTGCTCCCACTGCGGGTTCCAGTCCCGATGCCAGGTCCAGTAGGTCATCCGCTTGTTGTGCCGACGCTGGTTGATGTTTGGGGCGGGATCGTTAGCGGAGTTTACGACCGGGCCGCCAATGAAATTGCCATAATCAAGGCTTTGCCTTTCCTGCAAGTAAGGCGGCGGCGTCTTGATTGCTGCCGTGAACGGGTCGGCTTCGCTGGCATCCGTGAACCCTAGCAGATGGGCGTCCGTTGCCGGTTCGCTGTACTCGTCAAACCCGATGTCCAGCTTGGGGACGATGTCCTCTGGGTTGGATACCGGATTGCCTTCTACGTCTCGCTCGTATTTGGTGCTTGCATTGCTGAAAGAGCAAGTGACTGTGTAAAGGTTTTTTGCATCCCGGTCGCTGCGGCGATTAGGTGCCTGCGTATGGCACCAAACATAGTCACTCGTTCCAGACAGAAGAACGGCCTGCCCAATTTGCGGAACGCCGGATGCAATGCATGCACTGGCGATTCCTGCAGCCGTGACTTGGTAGGTCTCTGTGTAGTCGTACTGCAAAAAGCCGTCTTGGATTCGCTTCGTCAACGTTTGATTGATTAGGTCTGCCATTATTCGACCTTTGCCTCCTCTGATGCTGTTTGCTCGTTAGCCTGTTCTTGTGCCTGTCGCATCCGCATAAGCTCAAGAAACATTTGATGGAACAGCTGCCGGGTTTCCGTTTCGTACTCCGTCATGCCAACTCTGCCAGCGGTGTAACGCTGGCTGAGCGAGTGCATGTTGCTTGATAACTGGTCAAATCTAGGACTGCTGGCAGAAGCAGCGGTCATCGAGAAATTTGGGTCCGCCCTAGTTCCCATTTCAATGAGGTGTGCAAGTTCTTGATCGTCAACCAGCGTCGGTGATGCTTGAAACTCACGCATCAACCATTCGGAGCCGAGAGCATTCTGAGGCCCAGCTGTGGGTGCTTTGTTGCGTGCCCTTGGGGCTTGTGCTTCGGGGCCTACAAAATACCAGTCAATGGTTCGTCCGATTTCTTCGATAGCAGGAGCAAGAGCAATTGCTATGGTTTGCGCAATAGAAGTTAAATTGCGGTCGATTTTTTCCATTGCGTCTTTGGCCTTCGCAACCTTTTCGGCGTCGATTGCATTCACCGCCGGAACGCCAGCGCCCATTCTTTCAATTTCATCGGCTCCAAGTTTCATCATGTTTGCAAGGTCGCCCGCGCCCTTACCAAGGATTTCTTGGGTGATGGCAAGTTGTTTATCGGCTCCCTCAATCATGGCGATGCCGTCGGCAACTTTCAGGAATGCGTCGCCCAAATCCATGTTTTGCAGGTCATCAGCGGTCAACCCAATTTGAGCAAACATCTCAGTCGCTGATTCTGCACCTTCTCTCAATTGCTTTAAGTTTCGGTTGAGTTTTGAGATGGCCGCGTCGACGCTCTCGGCAGAAGCATCACCGGCCATGTCTGCAACTTGCCTCAGTCGCATCAAATCATCAATTGCAATGCCAAGCTTTTCAGCGTCTTTTAGCGTCGCGTCAATGTTGTCGAACTCATGCTTGATGGCGCTAATAGCTTTGCTCACGGTGAAAACACCAACCGCCGCCGAACCCCAGCCACGGATTACCCGGCCAAACTTGTCGCTCCCCTCGGCCAGCAGTTTGGCCGAATTGCTCATTTGCCCGTAGTCGGTCTTGAGCTTTGCAACGGTGTCTGTATGGGCTCTCTTGTCAATCAGCCCTTTGGCAAGCATTGAATCCAAGTTTTGCATTGCCTTTTGGTATTTGACAATTTCGGGGACGGACTCCTCCATGATCTTCTTGCTGGCCCGCAGCTCTTGCCGAGTGGCCATCATGCCTTTTTCAAACTGCTCCGTATTGGCTGTGACAATGTAGGCCAAGCTATGGATTGTTGTTCCCGCCATTACTCAATCCTCTAAAGTATTCGAAGGACTTTGCTGCATCCATTTCGTTTTTCTGCAACGACTCTGGATGGACAAACCAACCGTTGAGACACCCATAGGCCCACCATTCAAGCAACTGCTGCGATGTCAAACCGTCGGCCAGTTCATCTACATCTACACACCCAGCCATGTGAGCAAGGCGAAGATGCAGCATCCGCCTTGGGTTGTGAATTAGTCGCTCGACGTTTTTTTTAGTTTGTCGCCGATGTCATCATCGCTTAGTCCGGCCATGTTCATGGCGACATCAGCCATCCTGCTAATTACCGCCGATGGCATCTGCCGCATTTCTGGGAAGTCTTGGTCTCCGAGGTAAGGCTGGCCATCATCGCCAACGACACAGAGCGAAATAATTTTCAGCCTTGCGTCCATCTGCCTTTGCCGGTTGACTTTCTCGCCCGGCCTAAGCCATGAATCAAACTCACGCACCCGAACGGATTCCGGCAACTCACGCATTTTGACGACGCCGAAGTCCGGCACGTCAACCTCCACAATGCGGGCAACTCGACCTTTTAAGAATTGTTCTCGATTCATCTGCTCATTCCTTGTTAAGTGTTAATTGCATCGAACTTGACTTTGCACGCTGCCGTATCGGCGATGGCGTACAGCGTGACGCTGGCCCCCAGATGGAAGCAGGCTTGCCCGCCGTTAGGCAGCAGCTTGATTGCGTTGGCACCAGCACTGACAAACCGCAGGCTGACAAAGTTAGTGGTGTCCAGATTTGTGGCTCTGACGTAGCCGGGAACCACGTCGCCGAAACTGACGGTTTCTTCGCTGGTGCCGATGTCCTGGCATGTGCTGCCAGCCCTACCAGTCGTTTGCGTAAATTGCCGCGTCTCAGTCGGCGATGTTTGCTTCAGATATCCATTGGTGACCGACATCCCGGTCGTGATACTGATTTCGTTTGCCATTATTCGTCATCCTCCTCTTTCGATTCGACTGGTTCTGAAACGCTGGTAATCACGTCCGGCGACTTGCCAAACTCACTGGCAACCAGCACCCGCACCGCTGTTACGATCCAAGGCTCCTGCGATGCTTGCCAGTTGATAAACTGCACACGGTGATAGGGCGGGTCGCCGGTATAGCCGACCAGCCCGTAGCCGTCGGCGATGATGCTCCGCAGCTGCGGAAACAGCGGGTTGCCGTCTTTGTCTTGCGCTGGATGCGGTGCCAGCCGTACACGTTCTGTCATTGGTGCCTCCAATTAGTTTCCTGCGGTCCATGCTGGCGGGGTGCCGCCGGACCATTTGACGGTGATCTCTCCAGTTTGCACTTGGCTTGTGGCAAGCGACGGAAACTTTACGTTGGTTACCAGTCCTGTGCCTGCGTAGTTGGCGGCAGTGGTTCCGCCAGGTGCAACCGGCCAAGTGATGGTCACGGTTTCGGCCGCGGTGCTGGTTGCATACCAGCCAGCGGTTCCAGCCGGGTCAAACTGGAATGTCAGCTTGACTTCTCCTGGCTCCTCTAAATCGCCAGCCATGTAAGTTGGAGTTGTGCTGGCCAAGTGGGTAATGTCAATTGCTGGCCGAGAACGCTCGCCTGGATCAATCGTCAGCCAGTTCAGCGCACGGCTGCTTGTTCCAAAGGTAATCGTTCCGCCGTGGCCTGTGTCAATTCTCGTATTTGCCATTGGTTAAAACCTCCTAATCGGTTGTCTCTTTGTGAGTAAAAAGGTAATCACGCATGACCCAGTAACGCTTTTGTGCCGAACCGCTTACAGGCGGGTCGTATCCGCATTCAAATCCTTGGTCGTCATCGACAGCGTGTACGTATCCAGAGCCCATCGTTCCTCGGTATCCAAGCAATGGGCAAAGCCTGATTGTCTTGTCTAGTTCGTAGGCTGCGGCGTGCGTGCTGCCGTAGCTGATGACGCTCACTCGGTTGGATGCAATTCCAGCCGCCCCGCCGAGGTGTACGCTGCTGCTGCCAGTTAAGATGGCGATAATTACAAAAGGCAACTGCACGCCCTCTTTGGCGTCGTGTATGTAAATTCGGGCTGCATCGCCAGTTCCGACCAGTGCGGTTATGGCAGACTTGGTTTTCAGGTATGTGCGTAGATTGGTTGCGATGTCCATTAGCCACCTGCCAAAATTATCGCGTTTTCGACGCCTCGCCTGAATGCTTGGTCAGCTTGCGAGCGAACGGCTTCAATGGCAGGGAGCATGAACCGTTTTGCTTGAACCACTTCACCAGTTCTTCTTCCCCAGAGAACGGACTTGTGCCCGAACTCAACCAAATGCCCGTGTGCGCCCTGCGGATACCGCACTCTCACTACCATTGCAAGCACCTTGCCGCCTTTATAGGCCTTATGCTTAGTAATAAATTGAGTGTGCAACGGAGACGAACGATTGTATTTTTTGCGATACCCAGCGCTCCATTTCTTTTTTGTGCCAGTTATCGAACTACGTGGAACTCGTTTTTGAGCTTCCAGAATTACCATCCGCCCGACGTTTTCAAGCCCCGACTGCTGGATCGAAATTTTTACCTGTCCGGCAAGCTTGGACAGCACGTCTTCAAAATTGACTGACTCTTGTATCTCAAGTGCGCCAGCGTATGTCTCTTTGTGTTTTGCCATTACAGTACGACCTCCGTCGTCTGAATCATCAGCTGCGTGTTGTTGTCCATCGCCAGCACCCGGCTCACTTCGTAGTAGGTCTGCGTTAGCGGCTGATAGATTCGCATGCTGGGTAAGATTCCGGCGTAGTAACGCATCTCAATTACGTGCGAAACGGTGGCCTCAATCTGTCTGCCGCGGTACGTCTCGCCGCCGCTGACCGCCGTGATACTGCACGGCAGGTCACGCCAGAGCGTTGTTGCAAACGCCGGGTCGTCGCTGCCTGCAGCAGACGTTTCACGGTAGACGTGGACGCGGTCGCGGTACTGGCCAGCCTTAAGCCTCACGGGTAGTTACTCCGTTTCATGCGGGCCAGCAGGTTCTCATAGGCCTTGAAGCCGCCGGTGACGATCTCATTGCCCATCATCGTGCGTTCCTCAAAGTAGTAGCCAATCAGCAACAGCATCGCCTGCTTAAACATCTGCGGCACAGCGCCACCATTGACGCCGTAGCCAGCCGTGTACGCTAGGCTGATGGCATCCCAGCGGTCGTAGGTTGTCGGCCATGCCGCGTTGCTATTAAGCCAGACGCGGCGACGGTCTGTGTCCAAGCTGTAGAGGCTGGCCGAAAATGTCTGCTGCGTGTTGGTTGAGTCGTAGTAGGTAATCGAAGTGACCGCCGTGACAGGCCGGAAGTAAAGCTGCCAGCATTCCTCGTCACCCGACCAGTTAAACTTTTCCGTGACCGTGCGAGATATAAGGCAAACCTGACAGTCATGCTCCACCTGCTCCCGTGCCTGCTGGATCAGATTCTGCAAATGCTCGTCGTGTGCCGTGTCAGCGTCGGCGATTTCGAGATGCTTTTTCGCTTCGCTCAGCTGCAGCGGTTCCACTGTCGTTGCTGACTGGGTGATCGACTTGTCCGCCGTCCGCAGCGGGCCGCTGATTGAGTATCCGCCCATGTCCAAACCTCACCAAACAATCTGCCACGCCGGGATAAACTTCGATCACGTCTTCGGCCTTGCGGCCGTTCCAGTCACGGAGCAGCTGAACCTTCAACTGCTGGACTTGTTTCATTTTCATTTTTCTGCTCCTTCTTTTCCAAATACTGCTGCCGCCACTGCTCTGGGTAGATGTGCGTCGGTTGCAGGTTCTCGTCGTAAACTGCGATCATCTCCTCCATGTGGCCGATGCGGCAATCCAGATCAACCCAGACTCGCCGCCCAGTCTCACGAAACCGATTCCAGAACCAAATGTCATCGTCGATTTTGGCGTCGGTCCATTTGCCTTGGTCATCCGGCCTGCACCAAAACCACGGCTTTGGCACATCCCGCAGCCGGTCTAGGCGAATCGCCGTCAGCCCGAAATGTGCGGTCGTCACCTCAATCGGCTCGCCTTGGTACTCGACCTGCGTCTGGCCACCGACCGTAAACAGCGGGATTTGCTTACCCCGCTTGCACTGCATCGCTGCAACGGCGTCATACTTTGGGTCGCTGTACAGGACGCTGAGCAGGCGATGAACATGCTCAACGGTAAAGCAGCTGTCGAAGTCGACGGTGATCGCAATGTCGATGCCGTGGTCGATGGCGTCTTCCAGCATCCGCTGCATGCACTGGCCGTAGAACACGCCGCCAGACACGACAATCGGGATACCCGCTTTCTTAAATGCGTGGTCGATGACGTTGCGGCTCCAGACACATTCGTATCTGGGAGCCGTCATCAACGCCGCGACTTTCGCTTCATGTGTATCCATAGCGTTCTGCTCCGCTTTTGGTGACCGTCTTATAATTAACCAACCTTGACGTAATCGGCATTGCTGGTGTTGGCGGAGGCGGCGATTTCCTTTTGCAGGACGCCGACCACCGAGGTTAATACCGGTCCATTGGTCGTGGTGTCCGGTGTGAGTCCGACTTGCAGATACCGCTTGCGGCCATTGAGATCAACGTGCAGCACGGCCTCGGCCGCTGCGGTGTTGTCGATGGTAAAAGCGTAGGTGCTGTTGAACGTGGCAAAGTTGGAGGCCGTGGTGTCGTCCGATTCCTTAAGGGAAACAACAACGTTGGTGCTGTTGGTGTTCAGTTCCGCACCAACAGTAATGCTGATGGTTGCGTAATCGGCACCTTGGCAGTCGAGGTTGGCAGTCCGTGCTGTAGTCACAGCGGTAATCGGAGCGAGCAGCGTGGAATACACGCAGCTTTGGAGAGTCTTCATATCAAGTTCCTTGTCAGGTTTTGGTTGATGTCAGGGAAAAGGAGGGGACGGAAACCCGCCCCCTCCCGACGGTCCCAAGTGGAGCAGAACACTTGGATCACTATGATGCGTTGCACTTCACGCCAACAATCGGGCCGCCAGTGGTTGCGGTTCCGCGTTCGTGGCAGTTGATGTCGAATCGTTCGGTGGCACGGAAGTAGACGCTGTCGGTGTTGAAACCGTAGCTGTTGTCCAGTGCAATGCTGATGCCTCGCTTCTGGCCCATCGTCACGGCTCGGCTCAGGTCGCCAAAGTAGGCGATGAACCTGCCAGACAGGTCAGTCGTCGGAGCGCCGCTGTCCATCGCCTGGGCGAACACGACTGGGAAGCCCATAAACGTCGGACCAAATCCAGCGTTAAAGTTGGTGGCAGTGTTGCCGGTTGACGCAAACGCCAGGCGTTGCATGACGTTGTGGTAGATGCTGCTGTGGCAATACCACTTTGGCTGGATGCCTGGCAGCTGCAGCAGCTTGCCCATCGCCTCTTCAAAGCTGGCAATGGTGATTTCGGCTGGCGTGTCTACGTTGCTTGCAGTCGTAGCCACTGCACCGGCAGCCAGAGCGTTGGCCAAGCCAACGATGCCGCCATAGGTGCTGGTTCCGTCACCGCTGAAAAGGCACTGGTCCTCTTTCACGGCAAACGACAAAGCAACTTCGGCAGTCAGCAAGTCGCCAAGGGCAACCACTGCGTCTTCTGGCAGTTCGCTGGACCAGCTGCTGAACACCATCAGCTTGCGGGCTTCCAGTCGGATCTGGTCAAACGCCAAGTCCGAGGCGGTGACAGCAGAGTTTTCGCCAGCAAAGTAGCTGGTGAATCCGCTGGCCCGGCGAGGCAGCAGGGTAACGCCAGCACCCATTGGATAAACACGGGCTTCGCGGCGAGCCACACCGAACTCTTCGACGTTGCGAATAATGGCCGCTTCCATCACTTCGGGAACCAAATAGCCACCCTTGGTGTTGTCGCTGCCACCCATCGCGGCTTGGATGCCGTGATTCTTCAGCCATTCGGTAGCGCCTTGGTTGCCCTGCACGCTGCGAATGAACTGGCCAGCGATAAACGCTTCCTTTTCTGCGTTTGGCCCAGCATACGAACGGATGCTGCCGATAGCCTTCGCGGACGCTGGAACCTTGACGGCACTAACGTTGATGTCACCGTTGGCGACAACTTCCTCGACTTGCTTGTCGTCGCTGAACCGCTGGCGGGCAATCGCCTTCTGTGCGGCTTCGACCTTCAGCATCCGGTCGAGCTTGGCTTCCAGTTCGCCGAGCTTGCCGACCAACTCGCCCTTGCCCTGAACCTCGTCGATTTCCTTTTCTTCGTCAGCGTTCAAGTCACGCTGGTCGCCTTTGGCAACAGCCAAAATCGCAGCAACGCGGTCGTGCTGCTCCTGAATCGCCTCTCGCAATTCCTTTACAGTCTTCATGGTCATTCCTTTTTTGTGCCGACTGTCAGGCAGCAAAAAAAGAAATCGACTGCGACAGCCGACGTTGTTTTCCAAACGTCAGCCCGTCGAGTCGATGACAACCGAACTCTAGCGGGAGGTTTTCAAAATGTGCGGCGGGAACATCCCACCGCTGGGAATCATACGCTTTCTAAGTTACGAATCAAGTGTCACGGCTTTTTAGTCGTATTGCCCGCAGTTTTGCGGCAATCAGTTTTGGAAACCGCTGCTCAACCGGCGTGGCTGGCTTGGCGGCGTCGAACAGTTCCTGAGGCGGATGGCGGAACATCGACGCCGATGCCATCGCCTTCGGTGCGTCCTTGATGTCGACCACCTCATCGACCAGCCCAATGGCCAGCGCCTCTTTGGCGGTAAACCAAGTCTCACTGGCCACCATCGCCAGAATCTCTTCCCGGCTGGCGTCCATCTTGGCGGCATAGGCATCGACCAGCGTCTCGCTGTACTTGTCCAGAATGTCCGCTGTTTTCCGCATTGCCGCCGCGTCACCAATGGCAATCGTGTGCGGCTGGTGAATCATGACCATCGCCCGCGGTGCGGCCGTCACTTTGAACCCGCTAACCAGAAACAAGGTCGCCGCCGAGGCTGCCAGTGCGTCAACGCTGACCGTGACCTCGCCGCTGTGCCGCCGCAGGTTCTCTACCGCTGCAACTGCCTCATCGACGCTGCCGCCAGGCGAATTCACCCGCACGCTGATCGGCCCGTCGCCCAGCATCCCCAGTGCTTCGACAATCGAATCGGCCCCGATGAATCCCCAGTCCGCTGGCCCAATCTGGCCGTAAACAAACATCTCCCGCGTCTTGTCGTTAATTCGCAGCATCGCACAGCCTCCATTCCAAGTCGAAGTTAAAGTCGTTCCTGTCCGGCATTCTGCTTGGCCGGTAACATCCAAACTGCTCCATGTACGCAACCGCACCGGACAGCGAATTGTCTGGCAGTCCGTCGTAATGCCTGAACCCGTCGGCATCCGTTTCGTGAATTACCCGCTGGACGGCTCGCCGCCGGAAATACGGTTCCATTGTTTTGAGGATCGCAAGGTCCATGCCCTGAGCATCAGTGACCAGCGTCTGAATCTGCTGGATGCCAGCCCACTGCAGGAACTCGCAAAGGTTGATAACCTGCACCTCAATCTCGGCTTGTTCGCTTAAATCCGCTTGCGGGTACATCTGGCGAGCCTGTTCAGTACAAACGCCCAGGCTGCTGCTGACGCCGCCGGTGTTGTAGACCCGCATCTTTGCTTGGCCTGTCGCCTCGCCGCAGGCCGCTTGAACAACATGGAAGATGTTGCTTAAGTGCGTGTTGTGCTGCCGCAGGTAGGCTGCCGCTTCCGGCAGCGGCTCAAACATGAAAAAGCGGTCGTGGCCTTGCAGTAGTCGCAAGGTCTCGGCACAGCCTTTATTCGGCCCGACACAGACGAAGACACGTTCACTCATAGGCTGGTCAGCTCCTTAACGCCGTCAGCACGCCATGCCGCAAGCAGCGACTGCACCGCCGCCACAAACTCGGCAGGTTGCTTGTCAGCTGCCGCCAGCAGTGCCTCCTTGTGACGCTGACAGTATCCGGCCGCATCGCAGTCTTCCGCACCAGCCGTCGACTCGAGCCGCTCCTGCCAGCGTGTGTAAAAGCCGTCGACCCATTCAACGAAGTTCTTAGCCCGAAGTCCTCGCTGCTCGATCCGGTTGCACTCGACGCCGACCATATGCTGCAGCTGGGCCTGTGCGGCTGGCTCCACCGCCTCGCTTGTCGACCTGTCCGGCAAGCTTGATTCGCCTGTAGCAGGGTCCGTGATCGTCGGGTCAATCATCGGGTTGGCAAACTTGTCGCCGCCGTCGTATGGGTTCATGTCCAGCTTGGCCCTCGCTTCATTGGGGCTTATGATTCGATTCATAATTCCTTGCGCCAATGAGTTGATCGTCGTTTGCGTGTCCGTCATGATCAGCGTTTGTCGGTTGAACTTGAAGTAGTACTGGTCGGCCATCTTCTCCCGGTCGGTTAATAGCTTGGACCGGCACTGCATTTCCCACTTGATTAACCAGCGGTTCAGGCACGACTGCAGCTCCGAAATCTGTTTTTGCTCGAGACTGCTGTAGCTACTGCGGGACTCATCGCCAGGCATCGACTCCAGCCCGAACCAGAGCATGATGTCCGTGCGGTTAAACTTCTGCTGTTCGACGAACTGGGCGTCGTGGTTGCTCATCGTCAGCACGTTGGCCGTCACGCCTTCACGCAGCAGGCCGACCAGTTCGCCGTCTTCGTTGTGGTGCTTGCGGAAAGTTGTCAGGAACTCCGACGCCTGCTTCTCGTCACGGAATGAACCCGGCGGAGCTTGCAGCATCATCCGGCCAGTGAATCCTTTTTCCGACTGCTTCGTCGCCAGCCGCTGACCGTTCAGGCCCATCGACAGCGACTCCCTTGCAACGCTGGCAAACGACTTGCCCTCGACGCCGTCGTAGCCGAAGCCTTGGATGTGCAGGACATCCCGGTCGTGAATCACAACGGTCGTCTCTGGGTTGGCGGTCATCGCCTCCTCAAAGTTGCCGGAATAGGCAGCGATGCGGTCGTGGTCCATGTTTGGATTGGTCACGTGGTACTTCTCGCCGCCAACCATGTAAGTCTTGGTCCGGTCAGGCATCAGCGGCAGCAGCTCCGTCGGCCTGCCTGCTTGGCGAATCACTACCGCCCGGCCGTTGCCCCAGCCGATGGCGTGGCCCTGTATCGTTTCCTTCCAAACGTCGGCGGTCTGATAGTCGTTAGGCTGCCACCGCAGCAGGTTCCAAGCTGCATGGCCGATGCCGTCGTCGCTCCCGCCGCCCGGTAGCTTGCGGCGAATCTCCAGCGGCATCTGGCCGACCATGCCGCTAATCTTCGACATCGCGTACCACACGCCAGCCAGTCCCAGCATTGTGTGCGGATTGACTGGCGTCACGCCGTCATCGGTTCCATTGAACCACTTCAGCAAGCCGTTAATTCCGAATCCCATCCGTGCCACTCCGTTAGCCGATAAACAAGTTGCCTGTGAACTTCGACTTGCAAACCATCACTGCCCGCATTGCCATCAGCGACGCCACCGCCGCATCAATCTTCTCTTTGCTGTGCTTCTTGTCCGGCATCACCTGATCGCGGCTGTTGCGGTTGATGCTCATGTTAAGGGCACACCACCGCAGCACCGAGTCGTTGATTGCCGGACGTAGCCGACCTTCCGCCGCCGCATTCTGGAACTCGAGCAGCACTTCGTTGAAATGGTGATGGGCCTGCGGCATCTTCACCGCCGTCAGTCCGGCCGCATCCAGTTCGTCGCCAAGCTGGCTGGCGTTGTACGGGTCAAACGCCACCATCTGGATGCCCAGCTGTTCGCATTCATCCAGCAGCGAATCACGCAGGCTGGCCACGACGTAGCGGCACTTCACCAGCTGGCCGCCATGTATCCAGTGACTCCACGGCTGCTGGGTCAAGTCCCGCCTCGACTCCTCGCTGATAAACGCCCGGCTTCGCATTTCGTAGCGGTAAACCGGCCGCAGGTTTCCGGCAGCGTCTTCCGATTCGCCGACCTTGAACCTTGCCACCAGTCCGTATGCCGCCAAGTCATCCTTGCCGCCCAGGTCCACGCCCGCAGCAATGGCGTCGGCTTCGTCCCAGTTCGATAGCGGTGCGGCGATGCTGTCCCACAGTTCGGCCGTGATGCCGTTCTCGACGCTGCTGACGGTGCGGTTGCAGTGATACCGCATGAAGTCGTGCCGAGCCTGCGGCTTGTTCTTGGCCTTGGTCGCCTGCTCGGCCAGATAGTCGAGCTTCACCGAGACGCCAAGATTTGGATTGGCCTTGACCCAAACGGCCGAGTCGAACGGGTCGTCGGTCTCGTCAATCTCGTAGATGATGCCGAACGTGCTGTCGTCCTGCCAGTCGCCTTTGATGACGCCGCGGGTGTAAGCCAGTTCCTCGTTGTAAATTCGGCTGCGGTCGTTGCCTGCCGTCGTGATCATTACCTGCATCGGCTGAGTACGTGCGGCACTGCCTGTCGTCATCGTGGCATAAAAGTCCCGGTGGTATTCCTGCCACGCATGCAGCTCGTCGAAGAAAACGCCGTGGGGGTTGAGCCCGTCATACGGCCGGTCGCTGCCCAGTGGCCGAAGGAAAGAATTGGTTGCCTCAAATGCCACGTTGTCTTTGGTCACGCTGGCATGCCGCCCAAGGTACGGCGACTGCCGCAGCATCCGGTTTGCTTCCTTGTGAATGATGCGAGCCTGATCCAGCTTGGTCGCACCGATATAGACTTCGGCCCCAGCCTCGCGGTCGGCCGCCGTCAGCAGCAGCGCCAGCCCGGCACAGTAAGACGACTTGCCGTTCTTCCTGGCAACGCTGATAAACGCCCTGCGGAAACGGCGGGTGCCGTCCTCCCGTTCCCAGCCGAACAGGTTCCAGTTAATGAACGCCTGCCACGGTGACAAGTGAAACGGATGGCCGACGAACTCGCCGATTGAATGCCGCAGCAGCAGCGGGAAGAACTGGCACGAACGCTCGGCCCGCTGCTGGTTCAGCCGGTAGGGAAAGTCCGGCGTTTGCTGCCGTGACAAGTCTCGCTGGTATCTGGCCACCGCCGACTTAACCATGTCGCACGCAACCACCGAGCCATCCTGCACGTCGTCGCAGTAGCTTGTCAGGGTGTCGCGATACGCATGAGCTTGAATCAACCGATGCCTGCTTTCATAAATTCAGCAAACGGGTCTTGTTCTTTTTTTGGTTCTTCAACTTTCATGGCGGCACGGTCAATCGGAGAAAGTCCGAATTGCCTTGCCAGCCTGTCGTACTGTGCCGATAATTTAAGGTAGGTCGTAATCAGCTTGACATCGACAGCCGACTGCTCAATTGCTATTTGAACGTCGTTGAGTTGTTGACGAATAAAACTGAGCTGATACAACTTCCCCTCGTCGCAGTTTTTCAGCACGCAGTCAGGTAGTGTGTCCAGCACAATTTGCCATTGCCGCTTGCCGTCCTGACGCAGTGATTCAGGTGGCGACAACTGCAGCGGTGCAGATGGAAACGCAGCAGCCTCAAGACGGGTTGCGTGTCTGTCCTGGCGGTACGTTCCATCCAGCTTGTGCTTCGACGCCAACTTCGGCTTACGTCCTTGTCTTCCTTTGTAACCGGCCATCGCAATAAAGCTCCGCAGTTCGTTTCTGTTCGTCGCGTTTCTGATTCGTACAGTGACTCAAATGCAAAAAAATAACCTTACACAACTGAAGCCAGCGGCCTCCAGCGGGCCACCATCAAATCGCTCAATTTGACTGGGTGGGGGGAAAGGGGGGCGGGTCGTCGTGCTGCCAAATTGTCACACATTTTTTGGCCCCGCTGGGTTGCCACAGCCGCCCGCCCGCCGCAGCCGTCGCAGATTCCAAATTTTGTTTGAGTTGTTTGAGTCGTGCATTTCATTTTCCAAACTTGTGTGCTGCGTCGTCTGCGTGGCGATTTTGATGGCAAGATTTGCAAAGTGAAACTAAGTTTTCGATTGCTAGTCGAAGCTCAGGTGCAACTGTAATTGGTATGACGTGATGCACCTCGGCCGCCGCCGTCGTCCGCCCCGCACCCAAACAATCTTCGCACAGTGGGTTGCTGGCCCGGTATCGCTCACTAAGTGTCCGCCAGTCATGACCACGCCCCGCCTGTTTTGTTGTCTTTGTCCTGGGCTTATAGGTTCCACTGTAGTTGCAGCAATTGCAGCGGCCATCAACCACGATGCCCCTCCCACATTTACAAAAACGCTTACCCATCCCCCCGTCCTTTAGTTATCTGCCGCATACTCAATCACATACGGACCAAACATGATGACGCCGCCTGTGCTGGCGTTACGCAGCGCCCAGCGGTACTGATGCTCTGCCTTGTTGATGCTGGCCGACACACTGAAAGCTACGGTTGTGGTTGTCTTGGTAATGTCTGCGTTGGCGACGGTAACGACATCGCTGCGGTCCAGCTGTTCGACGATGACTTCCAGCGTCAATGCCGAGCAGTTGACGGCCGCCCCGTCCGAATCAACGGTCGTGACCGTGTGCGTGCGTGTCTCGCCAACGTAAGCTGTCAGCGTTGCCTTACCTGCGTTTGCCATTAAACGACCTCCTCTGCCGTCTTCGTCAGCCCCATCGCCGAAATCGCAGATAGGGCTTGCTTGTCAGACTTTGCCATTATTTACTCCAGTTCATTGAACCCGCCGCCGCCATCATCGTCTTCTGGGTCGGATGCTACGACCATGCGCTAAGCCCTGAGTGCTGTATCAAGTGACGCCAACTGACTACGGCTGAGTTCCGCCGATTGAACACAAAGCGAAACAGCGGAATCGTATCCAGCCCCGGCAGTAACGTGAGAGCTGGTCAAGTCGTTGTCGCTGTTGGATGCGTCTCCCCAGACGCCAGAACCCGAACCGCTTAGAACCGACTGCTGCCAGAGGTTGCGAAGCTGCGTCATCGTGGTTGCGGTCAGACCTGCTGCGGTTAGTCTTGCCAGCCCAGCAGCTCCGCTCAGCGTCACGTAATAATTGGCGTCGATGTCAGCGACAAGCGTGCCCAAGTTTGTCGGGTACGCTCCGTTGAATGCGTAGTCGCTGTAGCAATCATCATCAAATGAAATTAGCACGTTATCGCGAACCGTGTAGTTGTTGCCGCCACCGCTGGCTGTCGAGCCGCCCTGAGTCCCGCCAAGCAGAATGCAGCGGTCAGCGACGATAGTATTGCCTTCGATGTTTGGAT